TTACTTTACCAGCGCTTGCGACAGTATTGATATCAATATCAATAGTATCAGCAGCAACATAATAACGACCACCTTGAACACCAGCGCCTGCACCAGGACAATCAATGATTGAACCTAATGCCAAAGCCCCAGTAGCAGCTGCCCAGTTATCATAGAAACGATCTGGATCGTCACCATCACCAATGTCAATCTCCATAGATCCTGCAGTAATTGCCGCAGTCACAAGGATTTGAACGGAATGAACATAAGTACCAGCTGGAACTTCAAGCACTGGATAAACACCAGCGGTTGATGTTAAATCCAACTGAGCACTAATTGCTATCTTAGGGGCACTTTGTAATGCACTATCAGCTTTGTTTTGTCCGTATAGAGGATTAGCCATAATTCAAACTCCTATTTCCACACAGCATGGGATTCTGGCATCTGCCATTCCATACCGGCTTCGGTTTGAATTAGGTCAACTCTACGGTCAACACCACTATTTTCTAGTGTTTGAACGCCAACATAAATCGCAGTATCACGATTTAATCCATTACCAACAAGCGGTCTGTATTTGCAATTCCGCATATTACAGGCAAGCATCTTAATAGTAGTTCCATCTAAGTGAACATTACGAGACACATTCATAACTCCATAAGGAGTATAAATCTGTGTAATGTCTACACCATAAACATTTTTCTTACCACCAACACTAAAGTTAGCACGACCAAGAGAATCCCCCTGTGTACCAACTTGTTTAATATTAGCAGAAAAATATCCACTAAGTTTATGTAACCAGTTATATACATCTGTCGAAACCATGAACAATGTTGCATTAGCATTATTGTATCTTGGGTCAACAAAGTTGCTTAAATCATCAAGAAAATCATCTTGAGACTTTGTGCCAGTAGAACCCATTTGAGAACCGTCAAAGATATTGCCATAATTGATAATAAAATCAACAGCTCCTTGGGTATAATTTACACTACTAACGCTACCTTGCGATCCAAATAACAATGATGTTTCAATATCCCACTTGTGTTCAATCAGTTTTTCACGCCAGATTCGAGCAAACTCATTTGGTTCATACTTAAGCACGGTAGCACGAGTCGTGTTATCCATTGCCATAGATGTTTTCCAAATTTGAGTCATTCCAAAACCAGTTGAGAAAGGTTGATCTTTCCAAGTTTCAGGATATCCAGTTCCTTGTCCATGCGCACTACCTACTACATATGATCTAGCAGATTCAAGTACCAATGCGATACTTTTATCAGCAACAACTTCATCACCCGCTGAATCACCAGAAGGGCTAAAGTTGTCTGTATGCCAACCAGCAAGTTCTCCACCACTATCATCAGCTTTGATGACAGTCATAGTTACGCGAACGTTTTCTTTACTATCTACATCAGTTGAATCATCAACTGCTGTTACTTTTCCAAGAATGTAGAATTTTCCCCAAAGAGTACCATCGGTGGAACTCGTCATAGGAATTTTAACTAATTGACCTGGAAGAAAGAAAGCTGGTCTTGTGCCTGTAGCACCGACAGACCAATCATTCGCTGTGTTTCCGTACACATTCTGAAGATTACCAGAAGACTTATAATCTCCTGCAAAGTACACTTTGATAGTATCGCCTTGTGCCACTGAGGTACCTGCTCCACCATCATTTGTAGCTATAATTTGAGAATTGTCAAAAACATCACTACCTGCTGAGTTAACAAACCCGCATGCATATGCATATCGCTTGTGATAAGAAGGACGTCTTTCAGTAAACTTGAACTCAGGGTCGTCTGTGGGCTTCTTGGCTACTTTTGATACAAATCTAAAGAATGGGTCTTGAGCGATAGCTAATTCAGAGACACGGTCTCCAAAATTATACTTTCGTCGAAGATCACCAGTATCTTTAGAAGTTCCATCAGAAGAATAAGATGCTACATCAGAATAAGTTCCAAGACTAAAAATATCAGCCATTTTTAATCACCTTTTTGTTAATTGTTAAAAGCTAAAGGTACTATTACATACCAAAAGCTTTTTCTAATTCACTGTCAGACCCTAATATAGCTTCAAATACTCGGTCATCAGGAGATTCCTCGACCTGTGTTCCGCCTGTAGTAGCAAGTGAACTTGGAAGTTTTTCAACTTCACGCATTTTATCATGAACTTCTTGTCTTGCACTACTAGCTATTTTCTCATCTCGATTACTGCGATTCATTAGATAATAAATATCTTCAAGCTCTAGTGACTTGGATTTTGCAAAGTCTACAAAAACATCCCATTCATCATCAGAAATATTATGTTTCTGACGAAATGAAGTTTCTTTTGCCAACTTCTGATTTTCTGTACGTTGACCTCTAAGCTCTTTTCCAAGCCTTCGTTGGACAATGCCATCAATCGTAGCCCCAAGCACCTTTGCCGAATCCGAATCTGGAGTCGAAAAAGCGTCATCAGCGTCAAACACGAAATCCTCTGGAAGTTTGAGTTTTTCTGCCATATTCTGAGGTGTCTGACCACCACCCTCAAAATAATTACGAACATGTGTAATTAAATTGGGGTCGTCACGCATAGCTTCAAGTACAGGCATATAAGGTTTCAGCTCTTGAAGTTTGCTGTTTAACCTTTTTGCCTCTCTACTTGAGTCACTATACCTTTTTTGTATAGTCTCAACATTATTGTTAGAGACTTCTGATTGAACTTCACTTGGGCTCGATAGTGTATTACCACCGTTTTTGTCCGAGGTTGACAGCGAAGATTCGTCTATTATACCGGAATTAACACTTTCATCTAATGCAGCAAAAAAGTCATTAGATACACTGTTATCTCCGAATTGAGAGCTATTACTTTCGGGGGCCATGTCAGCGTTGCCTACTTGTTCTTGACTCATATGTGATTTCCTTTCACTTTACTAAGTTATAACAAAAACAATTAAGATGAAACACTTAATCTTACATATGTCTTTGTTTTTTTATTACAATTATTCTTTGTTATTTTAAACTTTTTCTTTCCCTTTAGCCTCAGCCACTTCAAATGATGCTTTCATTTCAGCTTTCATCTTCTCAAATTCACCTTTCATTAAACCTCTCATCAGTTTCTGTTGAGCTTCAGTTTCAAGAACATCCTTTCTTATTTCAGTGCCAGCCTCACCTATCTTCATTTTAATACCAGCCTGCACTAATTGACGTTCTAATGTTTCAATAGTCCCTTCTTTATCTTTCATAGCTTCTTCCATCTGAGATATCTGTCCTTGCATTTGAGAATACATAGACTTTCTTTCAATAACACTTTTCTTATTTCTAATATCTGTTTCTGATATCATTGCGATATCATCTATTAAACCAGCCTGGAACCATCTAAAGTACTCTTCAAGTAAAGCCCATCTGTTAACAGGCATCGTAGCACCGGCTATAATCCTTACATCAAATCTTGCACTAGCATAATTCCTATATTTTCCTATTGCTTCACCATAATCATTATATATAGGTATGTTAATCTTTACTTCTTTTTCTTGTTCTTGAGGTGTTTGGCCTGCTTCTGGTTGTACTATTCTAAATACCTTTTCTACTGAATAATGTTTTTGAGCCATCGACTGAAACACTTTCCCTAAGTGTTCTAAACATGGTTCTACTATGCTTCCCATCCATGCTTTTAACCTTCTTGTTCCAAATTCATCATTTGCAAGTAGACCTCTATATGTTTCAGGCTGTTCTTTCGTAAACCCCATCATTGAAGACGGAACACCACTTATATATTCAGCGTCCGATTTGCCTTCTTGTGTAATTGAATAAAAAGCATTGTTGATAGGAGCTGGTAATACAGGAGTCGGAGGAGTAAATCCCTGTCTATACTTTAATAAAGCCCCCGGAGATGAAGAATACTGTTCCCATTCATCTTCTGGCACCGAACCTTCTTCATACATCCATCTTAAGTTAGAAGCTAGGTTAGCATTATGTAACATAATCTGATGAGCTTTGTTTATTTCTTGTTGTTTACCAATAAGAGGAACAACTGCGCTCATTGGATATGGAGTTCCACTATACATATAAGAAATAGGAACTATGGGATATTCATTAACTGGAAGTTGATATTCATATAAAAATACATCATCACCAACAGTACAAGTTATAATAATCCTATTTTCATAAAACTTTATAGCATCGACAATATTCTTTTTTACATCTTTATTTGAAGATAATATTTGAAAGTCTTCCTCAGTCATTACCTGATTTGTAATAGTGGTAGCAGCTTCTTGAGCTTGAGACATCATTTCCATTTCATGTTCTTTTACTGACTGGGCAGCCATTTTATGGGCTCTTTCTAACTCAAGTTTTGCTCTCTCTGGTATCATTTCACCAGATTCTACAGCTTGCTGTAACTGAATTTGTTTTTCAGCTAAACCAACTTCAATCTCTTTACGAAATTCATCAATCTGTTCTTCTACTTGTTCTTTTAATAAACTAATCTCAGCTGGAGTTGGATTGACTGTCATAAAAACATTTCGATAAGCTAACTTCTTTTTAGTATAAGTTTCATAGTATGGAATAATATCCTCATCTTCAGCCTCTAAATTAACACCCATCGTAATATCTTCAGGTTGAGTACTAAATGATTCATTTATATCTCTTTGTGAATAAGACACAACTTCTGTGCTCCGGGAAACTTTCTTTATTTTAGCTTCATGTTCAGGAAGCATATTTATTAAACTTGATCTTGAAAGATTCTTTTTTATAGTTATAAATGTAGCATCTCTAAATAAGAAGTCTCTACTGGCAGGGTCTACATACACATCATATGGATCAACTCTTTTAAACATTACCTCACCCATGCCACGGTCAGAATCTCTATCTATATCTACAAGAAAATATCCAATTCCTTTAGTAAGAGCGTCAAGAGCAATCTGACTATATAAAGATTTTCCATTAGATAAATACCAACAATAGTCAGCAATATCAGAATGAACCTGAGCTGTGTCCACATCATCACCAGTTGCTCCTACTGCTTTCCATCTTGGACTATTAGCAGTTACGAAATACTTCATTATTTCAACAATAGGGGTTACTCTATTAATAATAAATGTAGGCATACCGGCTTCTTCCAAACTATCTACTTCACTTTTTGAAAGTTGCTCGTTTAAATAAAAATCAAATCCTTTCTGGCTGAGAGTTTGCCATCTTTGCCTATGGCTATTATTTGCTTTTTCCCAAAGCTGTTTATTAACCTGTGCTCTTTTCTTATTTGTTAATCTTGCCATTATTCTCTTATCTCTATATGAACTAAATCATCAAAATTATTATCTTTAATTTCACCATCACTGTCCCAGTCTCCACCCCATCTTGCTTTAACTCCTAACTGTTGTGCAATACCACGAAGCATACCACCCATATAATGGAATCTTTCTCTATCTTCCCAATCAATAGGATAAGGAGCTAAATCAACTGCTTTACCATCGATATGTTTAGAGAACCTTGTCTTGGTTGCACCTTTAGAGAGCAACTCTTCTTGCCTCTCTTTTGTTCTTACACCCTCGATTATAGTAACATCCATAATCTTTACTAACTCATTAAGAATATTAACAAGTTTAGCATCTACGCCTACAAGCCGAGACCGTGAACGCTTACCGAATTTCGGCATTAATTATACTAAAATCACTTAGGAAGGGCCTGTCGGCATCTTCTTTGCAGCTTTTGAAATTCTTGCCAATTTTTGTTTCTTAGTAGGCTGAGCTCTTTTACAACTATATGAACGACCGTCCCAATTAAAAGTACCTGATTCAGAACTTCCACAACCCTTTTTAAAAGCTTCTTTAAAAGAACCTGCTGCTTTTGACTTCTTTTCATACTTTGGATATACTTTACCAGGAGCTTTATTACCAGTGAGTTCAACTCCTTTAACACCTTTACGAACCTTGCCAGATTCTCTAAGAGTTGCCGGATTAACTGTAATACCAGCTTTTTTAAGTTGTTTACCTGATTTTCTAGCAGTAGACCTTTTTCTACCTGCCTTAGAAAATTTTTCACCTAATACCCACTTGTTTTCAGCCTTTCTCTTTTTTCTGCGCTCTTTGAGCTTATCTCCAATTGCCATTTTTATTCCTTATTAATTATGCGACGAGCCAGTTCCTGGCCTTTCGCTTTGGTTTTATCCATTGTTTTTTCTCTTTATCACGCTTCATATTCGGAGGAAATGAATGCACTTGAGCATAATAAAGACTCTCTATTGTATCGTCATGGGACATTTTAGGCCCAAAAGTAACAATTTCGTTGATCAAATCAAACATATTTTTCCTTAAACGTACCGTTCCTGTACTAAATCTACCACTTAAACCACTATAAATGCGATTCCTTTTATTAGTTCCGCCTGGTTTCTCAGGTATTACTGCAATATCATAGCGATTTAACCGCCTTCTTTCATCATTTAGTGCTTGAAATATACTTCTATTCATCGCAACATCCTCAACAGTTGATGATATACAATGATATTTTTCGTGGAGTTCCATAATATAATCAACAACACCCTTCTTTCCAATAATCTCACCATTGTCTGGGGCTTTACTCCCTATTGTTGGTATACTTCTATGTCTTTCATACTCTAAAACATATAATTCATTATTTGCGTCAATGGCAATAACCATAATAACGCTAAAGTCAGCATGTTTGGTATCTATATCTGTGGCAGGGTCACATCCTATAAACGTATTAACTGGGGTTTGTTCCCCGTCTTTTACAATATAATTCACACCATCTTCATGTTGATAATACCCATCCCAATAAATAAGATGTCTTCGAGTCCAAACTGCATCCTCATCACTCATTACTTCCATCATATATTCCTGATAGAACTTATGAGGTTGTCCTGAATCAGAATAAAACTTTTTCTTTTCTTTTAATTTCTTATCATTAAAAAAAGACTCCCATAAAGGAGACCCGCTATCCGTTATCGCTTTATAAGTAATTACATTCCATGCAAATTTTTCATTTTCCTTGACAGACTTAGCATGCCTTGTAAGAAGGTTGTTAATAAAACTGTCATAGTGCACAGGAGTACCATTAACACGCAAACGACCAGTATGAGGCTCCAAAGCAGGATATACAACGGCAGTAACAAGATTCGCATTTTTATCCCTCGCTTCTCTAGTTATTGTATTTTGTTCATGTTCAAAATCATCTAATACGATTAAGTCATATCTTTTATGAAGTTTTGCACCTCCACGAATACCAGCAACATTACTCTTGGATATTAGTTTACAACCATTAGTTAATTCAATATCCTCTTCAGTCCACTTCTTTCCTCTCATATTTCCAAAGTAGTATTTGATTCTATCATTATAATCCAAATGATGTTTTATATAATCCATATTTCCCACTGACAATTTCTGAGTTGCAGATACCCAAGCATAGAATAAAAAATCACCCTGACTTGTATCACAAAAGAGAAAGTCCTTTAATATCGAAGCCTTAGTCAATACAGTCTTACCGTGACCACGAGGAATAATGATGGCAACTTGTTTTATTGAACTATCATCAATCACATCTGCCATTTCATAATGAAAGAAAGGAGTCTCACTACGCATAAAGTCCTCATGCAAAAACAACTTACCAAAAGCAATTAAATCCTTACTTGCCACCTTTAAAGCATTCTCAGCTTCACTTACATTCTGACTATTTATATTCACTATAATTCTTTATATCCCTTAGTGTTACTATCTATAA